CACTTGTAGGGCGTGGTTGATATGTTTCACACGATCATCTAAGCCAATAAAGCCACCATTTATTTTCTTGGTTAGGGTTTTATAGTCTTGGGTATCTGCGTACTGGTTCAGTTTATGGGTATCCCAAAACCATCCCGCAGTGAGGGCAGCGTACATCGGAGTAGCAACAAGTTCAGGTTCCATAATGAAATCTACCCCTAGAGCCTTACCCGCATGGTGGTAGTTAGCCGATCCAGTGAGTTGGATACATCCTCTGCCTCTAAAGCGATAACCATCACCAGAAGCCTCATCCCTGTTGCCCATCCGATTAGAGTAAACAGTGTTGGCAATCAACTTGGGATTACGAGCGCAAGCCTGTGCTTTGGCAGAATCAAACCTTTTAGGCCAGAGTTTCTGTAAAGCCTCCGCACGATAATTTAAGTTCTCAGATAGAAGTTTGAAATTACCTGATTCGTGAGCGCATTGACCAATAAATGCCGCTTTTCTCAGGTTGCTAGAGATGTCAAACCTCTCAAAAGTAGCGTTCAGGGCATCCACCCACTCTGAGCCGATGTGAAGCTGTTTAAGTTGTTCACTTGTTACCATTTAGCAAATCTCTCATCTGGTTGTACGAGTCCACACACGCATTAAGTGCAGCAGTATTCCGATCTCCCTGAGCTACTATTTCTGCGATGGCTTGGAGGGTTGCTCTTTCGGCATCAGGAGTTGGGTCAGGCGCTCTGTCAGGTTCACTGGTTGCTTTTGTATCTGTGGTGGCAACGGGGGTATTTGTGGGGGTTTGTACACAACTTGGGGCGCTGATCCGCACCCTACCAGCGCTGATAGCACGATCAAGAGCAGACTGTTTTTGATTGACAACATTTGTAGTCTCCATGAGTTTGGTTGCGGTAGTGTTTAACTGTTCGTTAAGTTTATGTTCAGTAGCCCTAGATTCCTCATTCTTCTTGGCTATCTCAATCTGCATTTCCTTATCCCTGTCTGACCACCCAAAATGGTAGCCACCACGATAAGTCCCAAACAGACTAATTGCTAAACCAACAAGTAACCAAGGTAGGGGTATGCCAAACATCACTCAGCCTCTTTTCTTGCTTCTGCCAACTGGATACGCTCATGGTCGTTTTCCAAGTGTTCAGGTGGAGTGGTAGGAGGCGGGCCAGGTGTCCAACTCTCATCCAACTCAGGGTTCACCCAAGCGGGTAAAGCTCCAGATGGTGATGTCCATGTGTTAGAAGCCCCATAGGAGGCGTTAAAACCGCCCTGTGAGCCTCCAGTTGGTTGGCACGTTGGCTGTTGAGGTGGTTGTTGCTTAGAAGTCATTGCCCGTTTACCAATAACACCACCAATACCTCCCACAATCAGCAGAACAATGTCGTTCAGCATCTTTGTATAGGCTTGGTCTATCGGGGCCATGCTTTTGATAGGCTGAGTGACAAAAGTCACTGAGTAGAGCAAGGAAATCACGATAAAGAAAAGAATCAGGGTGACAGCAAGCACCACAATGCCCCAGACCCTGACCTCAATCTCTTCAGTTGTTAGGTTTAACTTCGTCAACTTTTTTCTCCAAGATGGGTGCTACCAAGTATTCTGGACAAGTCTGCGTAAACAGACATCTAGGCTTTTGGCACTCTGGCGCATGAAAGTGGTCAGGATTCTGGCACTTATACCGATATTTTTCTTCGCAACCAGTAAGTAACAACAAAAGCAGTAGATATTTCATATTGGCAATCTTTCAAGAATTGCGTTCACGATTCTGTCTGACAGAAAATTGGGTAGGACTTTAATTACATCTATCAACAGATTCGTAGCCCACCAAGCACCAACAATCTTAAAAGCCATGTCAGCAGTCTTCTGGTATTCATTCACCGACCACACCTGTTGGTAGCGCAATGGTCTAATACCTCAAAGATTCCATAAGCACAAAGCAAAAGGGCTAAAACTAGCCCTCCAATCAGTAAACCCAGTTCTAGGTCTTCTTGATCTTTCTTCTTTTTACGTTCAGCCGCTTCTTTCTCTCGTCTAGCGTTATGAGCATCTTCAACATCCATTGCTTGCGCTCTGGCTTTGATCTTAGCCCACACATCCATCTTGTTAGCTTGAAAGAACAACATCTGAAGTTCTTTCTCAAACTCACGAGTAGACTCCAGAGCCATCTCAATCTCGATAGCCATACCCATGCTAGAGCCACCCTTCTTGGCGGCTGCTACGGCCTTTGTAGCCTCACTCTTAGCGTTGAAATACTTACCAAGTAAAGGCCCAAGCGAAGCTACATCATCAACAGTCTTAGAAGCCTGTTTAATGAGTTTAACGGCACTCTGGATGCCTGCTAAAGCCGTTACGGGGTCTATCATGGGAATGCCCAAACAATGATGTAACTACAAAATACTACAAATACAGTGACACAGACTGCCGCAATGAATGCTACAGCCCAGTCTTTCATGGGTTTGGAGGGTTCATCAGAGAACTCATTAGTCCTCTTGTGTAATAGTCTGTGGATGGAGGAGGCGTTGTGCCAGTTAAAAGACCACTCATAGCCTTTTCAGCAGATTGTCTACGCAACAATGCTTGCAACTTGTCTGCACCATAACCTGCGGCAGCAATTGGGATTGTGTATTTCAAAGTCTCAGGACTTCCAACACCAAAACCAACAGCACCACCAGTAATCAACTGACTACGTTGGGGATTAAACTTAGCCATCAAAGTCAATAGTGGGTCTAAAGAACTTCCTTTGGCAACTGCTTTAATGGCATTTTGCTCATCTTTGCTAAACAAACTCATCTTGTTTTTGTTAGCCGCAAGATTGATAAACCCCTGACGAATTAACTCGCTCTCAGATGCGCTTGGGTTTAATGCTTTAGTTTCTGCAACATCCAAAATATTATCAAGAGTAGAAGCACGACTTGCATTTCTAAAGTCTTTACGGGCTTCCATAATTGTCTTAACGGCAATATCAATTCCACCTTTGCCAGAAACCACATCTTTGGGGGATAGAGCTGCAACATGGTCATCAATGCTATCAACCATTTCACTTGCAAGTCTACGAATGTTCTTATCTGGGTTGCTTTTCAGATTGTTTGCCAATCTACGCATTTGCTCAACATTATCAAAAGTAATGTTTCCACGCTGAATGATGCTTTCATATTTGTTCAAAATGTTGGCAACAGGTGCGGCATTTTCTGGAATGTAATCAACAGCGTCTAATCTAGCCTTTACCTTGTCAACAAGGCTTGTGGCATTTTTACCAGATATTTCAATACCCTGATCGCTAACTTTTGTGTAAGCACGACTCGCTCTTTGCTGAACATCAGCCATCGTAGTAGTAGGTTGTTTACCTGCGGCAATACGACCAGCAACATCTCCCGTATATTTACCAACAGCACCAGAAACACCTAAAGAGGCAATTGTTGCGGCTAAGTCACTTCCAGTTATTTCTTTAGTGATCTCAGCAACAGGTTGTGCAACCATTGGTGCAACAGTAGCGGCAGGGAGTTGACGAACTAAATCAGCACCAAAGATAGACTTAGGAGCCATTGCCGCCATTCCACCCGCTGATGTCAATGCTTGCATACCAACTTGAGCAGCCCGTTCAGCACCAGTTTCAGGTTCTGGAGCGCCAAGTTGTGTCAGACCTTTGCTTTGCTCTTTAGACAAATAAGGCATCCTCTTCTCTGATCCAACAAGGTTTGCACCAACATTGACCGCACCACTTAGGAAGTCTGTAACCATATTTGCTGGAGAAGAAACACCAGTAACAACGGCACGAGTTGCCAAACCAAGTTGTCTACGCAACATATCGCCTAAACCTTGTTCTTGAGGCGCTTGAGTTGGTTGAGCAGGTTGAGCCATAGTAGGCTCTTCACCACCTAAACTAGCTTTGATTTTGGCAAGAGCGTCTTCATTTGTGAGTCCATCTGGCAACTCATAAGAAACACCCTTGTATTCATAAACTTTAGCCATTTTGTTAGCCTTTAATCAAGTTTGATTGGATTGGAAGACGTACCCAATGCAGGGCCATAGTAAGGCTCAACATTTTGAGATTTACGTCTACTATCAATGCGTTTTTGAGCATTCTCTTTAGCCTTTGCAGTAGCCTTAACAAAATCATCAAGTGCTTGTTTGGTAACAGTAGTATCGTATTTGCCAAAAGCCGCAATAAGTTCATTGGCAAAACGCAATACGTCTTTATCTGTTTGAACGCCTTTAGCCGCATCTGTTTTTAAGTTGGTTGCCGCCTGTACAGCACGTTCTAATGCAGCAAAACTCTGGCTCTCAGGAGTAGAGTTACCTGCCGCATTCTGGGCCTGATACCTTAAATTCCTAACAGGGCCAAGTTCTAATGGAATCTTGCCTGTTTTAGGATCAGGAGTCAAAGATGCAATTGCAGGAGCTAATGAATCCTCACGAGCTTTTAAAGAATCGACCAACTCAAGTTCTTTGTCTTCTTCTTTTTGCAGAGAAGGAGCAAGGGCCTTCGGGCCTTTAAGTGAGTTTGCAAACTCTTTTAACTGCATTGCAGAATCAATTTTGTTTTGAGCAATTTCTTTTGCGGAATCAATCCGCATTTGAGCAATCTGCTTATCAGTAGCGCCACGTTCACGAGCCGCCTCAATCTTTGCATCAGCCAAAACTTTAGCTCTTTCTAGCGCAGCATCAGCCGCAGTTTTAGCCGCATCAATACGTGCTTGATTAGCCGCTTGATTTGCTTCAGTTCTAGCTTGTGTCGATTCTTTTCTGCTTTGAGCCGTTGTTAAAGCTGCCAATACCTTCTCTGGTGGGCCGTATTGGGTTAAAACGCCAATAACTTGATCTTCGGTAGCATTAGGGCCAAGTTGAGACAACTTAGTGCGTAATTCTTCCTCTTGTCTAATAGTCAGATTAGTCTTAGCGGCTTGAGCTAGGGATGCTGTTTCTGCCGCTTGTCTCTGTTTAGTTTGCGCAATACTCTCTTGTGCTTGACGAGCACGATCAATCAAAGCCATAGCACCTTGTGTGTCATTCATAGCACTTAATTGTTTGGCAGCATTAACCAATGACTGTGGGTCAGACTGGTCTGTCTGGCTCATAATCTGTTGACGAGCGCTAATGAGCTTCATCTGTGGGTCTTCAACACCCATCATCCCTGCAATGCCACGACCTAGTTGACCAACACCAGATTGAAGTGTTGCACGAGCCGCAGCACCAGGGTCTAGTTGTGCTAACTCATAACCTTGTCTAAGGTCTTGCTGATAACGCTGTTGGGATAAACCTTGTGGCGTTATGCCAAATAATCCTGCAATATCTGTTGCCATGATTTCTCCTTAAGTTCCCCAAACACCAAGAACGTCTTGGTTGCCATAATAGTTTCCAGCGCCATAACTTGTTGCGGGCGCACTCATCGCAGTTACTGGCGGTACAGTTGGATTGAACAAACTTGAAAAAGCCTGACCAAACATAGAGTTAGGATTACCTGCCGCAGTTAACACTCCCGCAAAAGGATTAAACGTAGCGTTAGCATTGGTGTTGTAAGCACTAGACAACTGCTGACCTCGTAGACCTATTTCACCTGCTCTAGCACCAGCTAAAGACGCTTGTTGAGCTAAGGAAGCACCCATTTGAAGTGGTTGTTGTCCAAGAGACTCAAGGGCTTGTACTTGTCCCAAAGCAGTCGTGTAAGGAGCGTAAGCGGCTTGTTGACCACCATAGTACTGACCCATAGCTTGAGAACCTTGACCCAATAGACCCGCACCAAACAAGACATTCTGTTGACCAGCTTGTTGAGCATTAGCCGCCAAGACTGCTTCTTGTTGCGCTCTAGCATTGTAGAGAGCCTGAAGTTCAGGAGTAGTTGCACCCATAGTACCGCCTTGGGCAACAGAAAGACCTCCACGGCCTTGTTGTTGTAGACGATTCTGAAGGTTTGCCAACTCTATTTCTCTGCCTGGTTGCAACAACTGCATTTGCTGATTGATGTAGTTTTGTGCAACATCTTGCGGAGATTGAGCAATGTACTGATTACCCAGGCTAAACAAACTTTGTGCGCCAGTTTGAAGTGGAGCAAATTGACCTTGAGCAGCTTCTGCTTGATATAAACCTTGGTCAGCAAGTTTAACTAGACGATCTTGAGCCAACTTAGCATCAGGACTTAACTGATAACCCGCAGAAGTCATGCGACCCGTTACAGGGTCATAAGTGTAGTTGGACGTACCAAAACGAGTAGTCATCCCTACAGGTCTGAACTGAGAGGCTTCTACGCCTGTTTGAGTAGCCTTAGTGATGTCAGTAGCAGCTTTAAGAGCCGCATCTTTAGATTCTTGGCTTTGTACCAAACTTCCAGTTGTTTGCAATAATCCAGAGACAGCATCAGCGCCTGATTTGGTTAACAAATTTGTACCAGCTCCAATAGCTAGTTTTGTAGCAGCATCTGATGCCAACTTATCTGCCGCTATTTCAGCCGCTGTTTTAGTACCAACAGTAGTTAAAGCAGTATTAGCACCAGTGTTTGTCAATGCACTAGCACCTGCATTCTGAGTTTCAAATGCCAATTGTTCTGCGGCAAGTTGGGCGGCAGTTTTACCGCCAGTTAACAAACCCGCTTGAGTAGTAGCAGATAAGTCAGTTAAAGCACTAGCTCCTGCGTTTTGCAGTTCAAAATTCCTAGCAAGTTCTCTTGCAGTGTTAGTTGTAACATCCGCACCGCCAGTCAACAAACCACCACCTGCACCAGCAGCAGCTACTTCAGCCGCAGTAGCACCCGCCTCAATAAGAGCAAGTTGAGCAGGAGTAAAAGTAGCAGCGCCACCAGCAATGCCCGCATTAGCTAATTCAAACGCTGTAGCGGCTTCTGCACCAGCCGCTGTAGTTCCTAATGTTGCACCAGCAGGTGCGCTACTCAAAAGTCCTTCTGTAACGCCTGGTATGCCAAATACAGCAGCCGCTATTGCCAAACCAGTCAGGATTGTTTTTTTGTCGCTTGTATCTTTACTCCATGTAGAAATAACAGGATTGCCTTCAGCATTCTTTTTAATCTCATAAATTGTTCCACCACCACCAGTAAAAGTAGAACCAAAGCGTCTATTAGTTTCGGTTAAATCTGCATCTTTAAGATCAGTTACACCTTCTTTTGCAAAGTGACGAGCCATGTCCAAAACAACTTGCTCAGTAGCAGTAGGCGGTCTACCCATTAACTGAGTTGCCTCATCGTAGTTAAAACCAATGCTTTCACCTTTGGTAGAAAATACGCCTCCTCTTACAGCTTTAGGATCAATAGAAGCCGTAATTTGTTGCGACAACTTTAAGATAGTTTCGCTATCGTATTCTGTACCTTGATAATCTTTTACTAATGCCATGATATTTCCTTAAACGTCACCTGTATTTGTTGATGGGAAAGCTCGTCCAGCACCCCAGATAATTCTTACTGCGCCACCGCCAGCAGGGTAAGTTCCATTTGTTCCACCAGCACCACCACCATAAGTAGAACCAGAACCACCAGAACCAGCAGTACCACTTGGATTGGCGTTAGCAGTCAAACCACCAGTGCCACTTGTTCCTTGGCCTAAAATTCCTACGCCACCACCAGAGCCACCAACATAAACAGCGCTAGGAGTAGATGCCGTTCCACCACCACCAGAACCACCAGTTCCATCATCTCCATTAGTATTTAATGTGCGACCAGCTCCACCTGCCCCAGCATATCCACCAGCGCCACCACCACCAGACCTGACAGATTCTGCCCCACCAACTTGAGCGCCATTACCACCAGAATATCCAGTGCCAGCCACTACAGCTCCACCAATACCTCCGTTATATGGAGATGGTGAAGTTTGACCAGCACCTCCAGCCTCAACGGGCGCAGAACCCAGAGAACCGCCAAATGCAGAGTTTCCAGCGGTAGTAGAAGAGTTAGCTGCGCCAACAATAACTGTATAAGAACTGCCAGGCGTTACTGCATAGTTGTTGATATAAGCTAAAGAACCGCCACCACCGCCAGCAATCCCCTCAGAACTCCAATTAACAGCGTTTCCACCACCACCAACGCAAACAACAGAAACAGAGTAAACCCCAAATGGAGCTGTCCATGAGTAAGTTCCAGCAGTTGTAAAGGCTTGCTGTCCAGTAGGCAAAGAACCCGCCAAAAATGAATTACGAGCGGCTAACATTATGGTGTGTACCCTTGTGCAACAGAACCATACCAATTTGTTCCATCAGCTACAAACGAAAAGATGTCCATCTTCCCCGCTGTTGCTGTTACTGTAGGTGCAGTTGCAGTATATTTAACACCAGTAAACGTAGCAGTTCCATTACCAGTAGATGCCGCTTGTTTTAACAACAAGATAAACGACTTACCCGCAGTAGCGGTAGGCATCGTAAATGTGCAAGCAGTAGAAGCAGTTAGTGTCGCTGTTTGAACAGTGCCAGAAGTTAGGACAAGAGTATGTGCGCTAGTCACAGTGCCAATAGCTACAACACTCTCAACATAGTTCGTAACAGTTGGGTTTGTCAGGGTCTTATTTGTCAGACTTTGAGTATCTGTAGTGCCAACAACATCACCACTAGGAGCAGTCTTAGCGGCAAAGGCAGCTAGATCAGCATCATAGTCTTGCTTGGTAGCAATAGCGGTAGCAATGTTGTTGAACTCAGTATCAATCTCAGTACCCTTGACAATCTTTGCAGGATTGCCAGAAGACAGATTGTCTTTACTTGCAAAGTTAGTACTTTTTGTATAATCAGCCATATCTATTCCTTATCTTTTAAGATAATTTCCCGTTCTTAGCTTGGATTTCTATTTTTTGGATCGACAACTGTGACCCGTTAATATCAGACTCATAACCAGTTTGAACAACCTTACCAGTACCACTGGCAGATACTTTCAATGTATTCAATGCAACGCCATCAGAATACTCCGCTACTACTGTCGCATTAGCACCATATTCAGCAATACCATACTCAGAGATGCCCTGAAGAGGGATGGTTGTTGTCGCACTGAGATAGTTCGTCTTAAAGTCAAAGCCCCACTTAAATACAACTGGTTGGTTTGTCCCACCAATCACAACAGTGGAAATCTTCTTTAAAACAGATGTTTGATTCACATTACCAAGGTCTGCATGGTTTGTGTAATACTGCATCCGATAAGTGGACTGATAGTCGTTATAGCCCGTATATTGACCAATGTAGCCATTCTTACCAATGTAGACAGCACCACTTCTTAAAGCAACCAAAGCCGTAGGAGTGATAGAGTCCCAAGTGGTTACACGGGAAGAACCATCTTGTAAGATAACTTTACTGTCAAAACAGTACACAG